GTGGCCACGATTCAAGGCAAGGTCTACGCCGACATCGCCTTCATGGCGAAGTGCCTGGAGCATGGTCTCGCCGGCTTCCCTCGTATCCCTCACTGGGTCAAGGCCCTTCGCGACGTCCAGCAGAACGCCGTGGACTTCGTCGATCACGCGCAGATCCAGCGGGTCATCGCCGGGCGGGAGGTCTTCTCGCCGGAGGCGACGGCCATGCCGCTCGCGCTCGAACAGAAGATCGACCTGTAGGAAGAGGTTATGGCACCCAACTGTGCTGGTCCGTAGAATACGCCCATGCCCCCGCCCAGGCTCCACGGCACCCGAACGGGTCACGTCGACATCCTGGCCTACGATCAGGCCATCGTAGAGGGTCTCGGCGCCATCCTCGATCCGGTCAAGAACCAGTACTACGTCGACCTCCGCAACGCCCAAGGCCGCGGGATCTACATCCGACCCGTGGGCAGCGACGCACCCAAGGAGATCACGAAGGCGCTCGTCGTCTTCAAGATGTCCGAGCCAACGTCCGTCGAGTTCGACGTGCCCGCCATCCTCGTCAACCAGGACGACGTCACCTTCGCAAGGGACCGCCTGGTCTCGATCGCGGAGGCTTATCGAGTCCCGTGCGAAGGCGCCCAGCAGGTTGTGATCGGCGGCTACGTCGGCTGGACGAGCTACGAGACCAAGGAACAGGAGTGGCCCTTCGACTTCACCTACACCTTCGAGTGCTGGAGTCGCTACCGCGCCGTGGCGCAGATGCTACTCCAAAAGGTGATGGTGCAGTATCCTCCGAACGGGAAGGTCCGCGTCGTCGACCACCTCGGCGTCGAGCGGATCTACCACACGTTCATGGAAGGCACCTCTGACCTGACCCAGGTGAACTCGCTCGTCGATCGCCTCGTCGGCAAGAGCATGACGATCCGAGTCGAAGGCGAACTCACCAACGACAAGATCGGTTACTGTATCCCGGGCTTCATCGGAGATACGATCCCGGACGGTGGAGACGCCGGTGGCGGCACCGACGGTCCTCCTGGACCGGTGGACCCGAACGGGTCTGGCGAACAGCCGGTGCCGGGTGGTGAAATAGACCCGGGCGCTCTGTCGGGCGACGGTCAGCCGGCGAAGCGAGTCACGGTCATCGGTCCTGAAGAAGCGATCTCGGGGAGTTGAGCATGAGCGCGACGTACTACCAGGTGGTCGGCCGCAACCCGTGCATGATCGACTACCCGACGGGGGACTCGGTCGCGCACCGGCCAGGCTCAGTGTTCGAGGCCGACGCGACCAACGGGTCCGTGCAGCGCGCGGCTCGCGCCGGTCGCTTGCGCGAGATGAGCGAGCGCGAGGCTCGTGCCCTGCGGAACGTCGAGGCCGTCAAGGTCAAGCCCAAGCCGGGTCTTCCCGAGAAGATCGAGCCGGCCAAGCCGGCCGAGCCCGTCAAGCTCAACAAGAAGCCCGAGTCCAAGTAGTCACCCGCTGGACTGAGGAGAACAAACCATGGCGACGTTGGAAATCCTGAGCCCGGGTGTCTACGGCTTCGAGCGTGCCCCGCAGCGAACCCCCGAGGGCGTGTCTCCGGCCAAGGCCGGGTTCATCGGCTGGACCGACGAGGGGCCGGAGGACACTCCGGTCGAGGTGCGCTCGACCGAGGAGTTCACCACGGTCTTCGGACCGATCACCACGCTCGGCATCGTGCCCATGGAGGTCCGTGCCTTCTTCGCCACCGGCGGCGAGCGCGCGTACATCATCCGCGTCTGCGCGGCAGACTCGGTGAAGGCGTCGGTCGCCGTCGACGCGGTCCCAGGGCCCACGAAGTGGACCTTCAACTCGAAGGGCCCCGGCGTCTACGGCAACGAGACGACCGTCCGCATCAAGGGCAACCAGAACTGGCTCGACCGCACTCCGGGCGCACCCGCCTGGGAGAAGTTCGACCTCCTCGTCCTCCGGCCCTCGGACTTCGACCCCGCGATCACCGAGTCGGTCGAGACCTACGAGGCGCTCCAGTTCTCCGACCCGAACGCGTCGGACTACATCATGGCGGTCTTCTCCGACCCCCGTGTCCAGTCGCTCCTGATCGAGGTGGTCGAGGGCGTGGGCGGCACCCCGTCGGGTCTGCTCGGTTCGACGGTCGCCGACGAGAACATCGGCACCGGCACCGGCGCCCAGGTGCTCTACACCGGCTCGCTGCTCCAGCAGACGGTGCTCGACGGCTCGGTGCGGATCGTCGCGGGCGGCACCCAGACGAACGACCAGGCCCAGACGCCGGCCCCGGCGATCAACGGCGTGGTCACGTCCTTCACGCTGACCCTGCCGACCGCGCCCGTGCTCGACGGCTCGGTGCGCTTCTTCTTCGCCAAGACGGGCGACCAGATCGCCATCGCGCCGGTCGTCTCCGGCCTAGTCAACGGCGTCAACAAGGACTTCTCGATCGCGGCGTCCGCCCTGTCGACCGCCGTCCACCGCGAGACGGCGGTGTTCCGCATCCGCTACGCGGCCACGGCTCCGTCGTCGCCGGAACTCCTGTTCACGGTCGGCGGCGTGGCCGCGACCTACGACCTCTCGACGACACCCCTCTCCGACACGCCGGTTCATCCGGGCACCGTGTCGATCGCCGTGACCACGGTGGCGAACGGCGCGCAGGTCATCGTCGACGACGGCGCCGGCAACCTGACGAACCCGCTCGCCCTCGCGGCGCCGGGCACGATCGACTACGCGACCGGCGCCATGACGGGCATCACGCTGTCGCTGACGGCGCTGTCGACGGTCGTCGCGACCTACGACATCTCGAACGTCATCACGAAGCCCGCCAGCGTCGACAACATGGCCCAGAACCTCCAGCTGGCGGGCAGCGTGGATGCGGCCGGCTTCGCGGGTGGCGGTCCGACGGCGAACAAGATCAGCCTCGTGAACTCGATCACCGCGCCCACGGGCAACGGCGTGATCCAGTTCCGCACGTCGATCGCGCCGCTTTCCGGCACGACGATCTACGTCGACTTCGTGCGCCTGGGCATCATCAACTCGTCGCTGGCCGGTGTCCTGAGCGGCTCGGTGACGGGCATCACGAACACGATCAACTTCACGACCGGCGCAGCGGTGTTCACCGCGGACATCGCTCCGAAGACGGGCACCACGATCGACGCCGACTACCAGGTCGGTCTGATCGTGACCGACAACGGCCTCGGCCGGCTGATCGGCAACGTCGACCCGACCGGCGCGAACACGATCGACTACACGAGCGGCGCCTACAGCCTGACCTTCTCGACGGCTCCGCTGCTCGCCACGCCGATCCTGGCCAACTACGACGTTCTCGACGCCTTCCTCGACTTCCCGCTGGTCGGCGGCCTGAACGGCTCGGCGATCGGGCGCAACGACATCTCGGCCATCGCGCTGGAGGCGACCCAGCAGGGGATCTACGCCCTCGACAAGGTCGAGGAGCCCCTGAACGTCGTCGTGCCCGACTTCGAGGGCAGCGAGTTCGTCCAGTTCGACCTGGTCCAGTTCTGCAAGAACCGGCCGAATGCGCGCTACGCCGTCATGTGCTACGCCAACGGCACGACGGTCGGCGAGGCGATCCAGTACGTGCAGGTCACCCAGGCGTGGGACGAGAAGATCGGGGCGATCTACTTCCCGAACATCTACTTCCTCAACGACGTGACCCAGCGCCCGGAACTCATCCCGGTGTCCGGCTTCGCGGCGGGCGTGATCGCCAAGACCGCGAACAACAAGAACATCGGCAAGAGCCCCGGCGGCATCGAGGACGGCGCCCTGGACGGCACGGGCACCGTCGGCCCGGAGTACATCCTCTCCCAGAGCGACCGCGACGACCTGTACCAGTCGCGGATCAACCCGATCATCTCGTCGGTCGCGACCGGCCTGGCGGTCTGGGGCGTTCGCTCGCTCTCGCGTGACCAGCGGTGGCGCTACATCAACGCCCGTCAGCTGCACAACTACCTGATGTACACGCTCAACCTGAACCTCCAGTGGGCGGTGTTCGAGAACAACGGGCCCCAGCTGTGGGCCAAGATCGAGACGGCCCTCAAGGGCTACATGGGTTCGCTCTTCCGCCTGGGCTACTTCTCGGGCCAGACCGAGGCCGAGGCGTTCTTCGTCAAGTGCAACGCCACGAACAACAACGCGACCACCGTCGCGCAGGGCAAGGCGATCATCGACATCGGCTTCTCGCCGAACATCCCCGCCGAGTTCATCATCTTCAGCCTCCAGCAGCCGGTCGGCCAGCAGGTCCAGATCTAGGCCCTCAAGGCTAAGGAGAACACCACATGGCGCGCGCAGCCTCGCAGACACTCGAAGTGGAGGACGTTCTCAGGACGTCCTACACGTCGTTTGGTGCGAAGCGTTGTGCGGCCATGGTGGGGCGTACTCCGGGCCAGGTCAGGGCGCTAGCGCATAAGCTCGGGCTCAAGCTCCACCGAAAGAACGCAACACACGTCAAGCTCGACGACGCACAGCGCGTCGAGGCGGTGAAGCTCTACGTCAGCGGTATGTCAGCGCCCAAGGTCGCGGTTCGTTTCGGTGTGAAGCATGACTGTATCTACGCCGTGCTGGGCGCGGCTGGCGTCAAGCGCGGACGAACCGGCCAGCGCAACCGGAAGACCACTGAAGCGCAAGAAGTTCAGATCACTGCGGACTACAATGAGGGCGCTTCAACGCCTGACATCGCTGAACAGTTCGGAATCTCCATCTGCGCCGTCTCGGCTGCGCTGCATCGTCAGGGCACTTCGCTGCGGAAGCCCGGTTACCGTCACGCGGCGGTAGATAAGCGCATGTTCGATGCGCGCGATGGTCGTAAGCTCCTCATGCGCTCGACATGGGAAGTCAAGACGGCGAAGTGGCTCGACTCGACCGACGAACAGTGGGCCTACGAAGAAGTGACCTATCCGATCGTCATGCCCAACGGCATGACGGTCCGGTACACTCCTGACTTCTGGATC